TATCAATGATAGACTGTCGTTCACTCATTTCAACCCGGCCGTCAATAAAGTCACAAAAAACACCAAATCGATTTTTAATGTCAAGAACAATAATATCAATCATTTTTGAAAAGGAAGTGAAGATCAGGGCCTTTTCGCCGCTGACAAATATTTCTTCCAATATTTCTACAAGCCTTTGATATTTTATGCTGTAATCAGCAGGATTGCCCACTTCGCTGTTTAGTAAAAATGGGTGTGTGCAATACATTCTCAATTTGGTTAGAGTAACCAGACTGGATTTATCACCATATTCTGAAATGATTCTTAATCTTTCGATTTCATAATCTTCAACTTCTTTATCCGACATTTCCATTGGTTGGGGAATGTCAATACGTTCAGGAAGATCTTTTGCGACATCCTCAACCATTCTTCTTAAAAGGATTGGAGATATAAGTTCTTCAAGTTTCTCTGCATTATGCAAATTGTCAGTGAATTGATCTTCGAAGAATTTTAATTCCCCGAGATACCCAGGAAGAATGAAATCAACTATCGACCAAAGATCCAAAAGCCTGTTCTGGAAAGGCGTTCCAGTAACTGCAATCGATACTCTTCTTTTAAGTTGTTTGATCGATATTGTTCTTTTCGCATAGGGATTCTTTATTGAATGGGCTTCATCAAGTACAACTAAATTCCAATCGATCATTTTTAATAGAGGTAGATCCCTAATTACAGTTTCATATGAAGTAATAACAACATCATATTCCGATAGAACTTTTGGGAACCCAGTCCTTTGATAACCTTGGTGGGTAATGCACCTAATGCTGGGTGAAAATTTTGAAAATTCTCTTCTCCAATTTTCAATTAACGTAGGTGGGGCAACCACAAGCGTGGGGTGGCGAAATTCAGATTTTTCAATTGTTAGTAATGCTATTATCTGAATCGTTTTCCCAAGGCCCATTTGATCACCTAGTATACAACCCGCATCTTCGTGAGCGATCATCCTTAGCCAATTATATCCATCCTGTTGATAGGGATACAATTTACCTGTAAACATAGGAATATCCGTTTCGGGTTTTTCTAAAGGCTGATTCTGAAATTTGATATTTTCTGAAATTTTATCAGTTAGCTGAATAATATTATCATTGATGGATTTTAAATTAAGGTATTCTTTCAGGGATATTCGTCCGGATGATGTTATACCAGCTTTATGAAGAACATCTTTTAAATTCTCAAGTTCATCTTTGGGAAAAGGATACCAAATGCCATTAACAATTTTATGATCCGGAGTGTCCGGTTGCAATTGAATACTTGCTTCCAAGATTTTGTTGATATATAAACCCAAGCATAAATTCAGTTCAATATTTCCATCTTTGACTTCAGAATTTAGAATAACTCCCAAGTTAATTGGAAATTTCGAAAATTGAATATCTTCCAAAATTGGAGGAACATCTATTTCTCCAATGACGCGTTCGTTCTTGAATACAACATTATAGATTTCCCTTGCGGACGGGACTATGTATTCATTATCGGATAATATTAGTACAAGTGTGTTATCAACTGACTTCCATGTAGTCATTTTAATCAACACATCCCCACAAATTTTGGTTTTTATACTATCAGAAAATACACTTACCAATTATGACTTGTAGAACTAAATACACACAGAAATCAGTATCATACATGGACATTATACCTTTTTGGAAATTCTTTTGCTTGATTTCCGAAATAGTAATTTACAAATTGCGAAGATTTTTCTAACTAAATAATAATTACAATAAAAAATGAGACCTTTAATCTAGATCTCATTTGTAAGGTTTAGCAAATCGGTTTTGTGTAATTGGGAGTTTGTTCCAATAATGATGGTCGTCAGGCTGAGCACTTGTAAAGTACTGCAACCTAATTATGATTAGATTAGATGATCTTATAATGTTAATGTTCCAATTAAAAACGATATGGTTGCAATTACAAATTTAATACCTGGGGGAATCCTAACCTTCTTATCCATCTTAATGTTTAGTGGACAAGCAAAATAAGTGACAACTACAAAGCAAATTGCAGAAATTAAGTTGCTTGAGATCAGCGCAATCGTTGATATTCCAAAGACTAATGTTAGAACCCATCTTATCACGATAATGATAATTTTTCCGAATTTCTTTGGTGGAACGTTATCATTACTTACTTCGTTTAGATTACTATTCAGTTGTGAATTGTTTTTTCTCATTTCCTTTTTTAGTTCCTTTTGTCTTTTTGCTTCATCCTTTTTAAACTTTTCTTCTGCTACCATATTGAGTCTTTCTTGTTCTTTTTCAAACGCGGCAATTCTGTTTTTTTCAGTTTCTTGGGCTTTTAAATTAGCCAATTCAATTTCTCTTTGCCTAATTGCCTCCAGATCAACCCACTTCGTGCCGCATTTATTGCAGAATATCTGATCGTCTTTTAGTAAAGTTCCACAGTTATTGCAGGTTTTCATGGTAAGTCCCCTTACGCCCAAAATTGCTTTCCGCATTTTAGGCATGTTATTTTCACTTTTTTTGATCCCATATTACCTGCGATTAAACCTACTGGGCCTAAAATCGCAGCACCTATTACCGCCTTACCTACTCCAAACCCTTTTTTATTACCTGAAAGCGAAGTAGAACCACAGCGCGGACATTTCGCCATATTGGAATATTCATGATTTTGACGAGAGCTTATAGATCTCTGCTCCTCGAGTTGACGTGTCTGCATTTGTAATTGTTTGTTTTGAAGTTCGAGTTTTTTTAATTGGATCATTCTTTGAATTTCAACAGCATCGATCAACTGACCACAGTATCCACAAAATCTGCTGCCCTCATCATTAAATTTCCCGCAAAACTGGCAATTTATTTGCCTGATAATATTAGTTAGTGAAGTTTCGTATTCAATATTACGGTTCTCTTCATCGTCGAGTTTATGATAATGAGGATTAACTGCATTGCTTGAAAGAATGTCAATGGGTAAACCGCAATGTGGGCAGGATTTTGCCTTGTCCGAGATTTCTCTGTTACATTCAGTGCAATTAATTAACGCCATTTAAGGACCTCCTGATAATTGAATATCAACTTCTGATATTTTCAAAATTCAAAAAAACCAGTCAATTTCTGCCTTTTCAATTTTAAGATCTTGAATTAAATAATTAAATTTATCTCTATACTCTGAAAAATGCGAGGAAGCTTCTTCTAATTCAATCAATGCTTGAGATATTTGTTGGGCATTTTGATTTCTATTTCCTTTCACATATAATTCTGAGCTTGTAAACATTTTATTTATCCATGCTACATATATTCTATGTACATCGTATAAAAATTTTGGGGGTGTAAAATCAGCTTCGGTTTTAATTTTATAGAGTAAGTCAACGTCTTCCATTGTTTTGGTTGTACTAAATTGTTCAAGAAATCTGGTATGAATATCCATAACTTTAGCAACATAGTTTTTAAGATCTATTACCACAGGCCCCCTTAATGCAGCAATTTTCATATCATGAGCTTGTAATATTAAATCCAGTACTTCCTTATTATCTGGCTTTTCCTTTAAAGCGTTGGTGAACGAAAGTATTGCGAGGTCATATTCCTTATTGTTTAAAGCAACTTTGCCTTTTTCCATCTCATTGTTAAATACATTGCTGCAGGCTCCAAAAGCCAGAACAGCAATTACTACGAGTGCAATTAAAACAATGTTTCTTTTCAAAGTAAATCATCCTCCTTGGAATTAGAATATATTTCTGAATAAATTAGGGGCATTAACGGAAGTGGATAGTAATTATAATCTTCGATTATAAAAAATTTGAAATTCTATTTCCTCAGCGCGAGGTTCATTAATTTTTCTTATTTTCTCAATTTCCAATAGTGTTGCGCTAAAATTAGAGTTTGACAATTTGACAATAGAATTGACTCTCCATTTCCAATATGCGAACTTTGTAATTGCCCATGTTCCAAATCCAAATGAGATATAAAAAATTTTACCTTGATCATCAGAACCACCAAGCAATACTATATAGACGAATACGCCAATCAATCCCGAAATTAGCATTGCTTCTTTTCCGCTTAAGCTGAAAAACTTATCCAAATAATCACCTCTTTCAAAATATAATATTTTGTAATATATTTAATTTTTTCTTATATTCAACAATTAAATGTAATTTCCTTCTAAAATATAAAAATATGTAAAATATTCATTGTTTATAAGTTTATATGTTTAAACATAAAACAGCAACTAAAAGAGGCTTCTGTAGACCCTTTTTAGTTGCTGTTTTTCGACAGTTATTATCTATGGGTGGTATACTCAGTGCGATAAGTGCTGAGTAATAATAAAAGTTGCACAGGAGATGATAAGAGTGGCCAGAAATTTGCATTTCAAGTCTCCGGATGATCTCATGGATTGGTGGGAGAAATACGAATCATATTGCAGCCAAAGCAAGGATATTCAAACCAAAGTTGGTTTTGTCGTTTATATGAGAAAAACATCCGGAAAAAAATATAGACTTTTCAGCGAGTCGACACTTCACCGCTACAGGGAAAGAGAGGGATTTCGCGAGTGCTTAGAAGCAATAGATGCTGCTTGTGCGGATTCTGCCATAAACAATGAAGCTCGAACTCCTGTAATTCGGAAACTCATTCTTCATTCATATGGCTATTCCGATCGTCAACAAATTGATCAGACCGTCGAAAACAAAGGGATTGAAGTCTCTATCAGGGTCATTGAATAACTCTTGAAGGAGTGTTTACTTGGATCTGAATCTGACACTAACTAAAAAGCAGAAAAATTTCATCGATTCTGAAATGGATGAAGTTTTATTCGGAGGCGCAGCCGGTGGGGGAAAGTCCTATGCCCAGCTCATTGATGCGCTTCTTTTTGCGCTTAAATACCAGGGATCACGGCAGTTGATCCTGAGGCGCACCTTCCCAGAACTTCGACGTTCCTTGATGCAGGTTTCTCTGACGTTATTTCCGAGGGAATTTTGCACTTACAACGACAGCAAAAAACAGTGGTCTATTAAAGGCGGCAGCATCATTGAATTCGGGTACTGCGATTCGGAGAGTGATGTCACCCAGTATCAGTCCGCAGAATACGACTGCATTCGCTTCGATGAGCTGACGCACTTCACCGAATTTATGTACACCTATCTGATCTCACGGATCCGCGGCGTCAATCCCTTTCCCAAACAGATCAAAAGCTCTACAAACCCAGGGGGGATCGGCCACGCCTGGGTCAAAGCCAGATTCATCGACGGCCACGATCCTGGCATCCCCTGGACCGATGACCTGGGCAGAACCCGGATCTTTATTCCGGCCAAAGTTCAGGAAAATCGCTTTCTTATGGAGAGCGACCCCAAATACCTTCAGCGATTGGAGCAGCTCCCTGAAAACCAGCGAAAAGCCCTACTTCACGGAGAGTGGGACATCTTTGAAGGTCAGTTCTTCAGCGAATTCAGAAACAATACGGACGGCTACCTGGACCGAAAGCACACCCATGTCTGTGAGCCTTTTCCGATACCCAGGACATGGACCAGATACCGAAGTTTTGACTGGGGATTTTCAAAGCCGTTCTCTGTCCAGTGGTGGGCAGTGGATCAGGACGACCGGGCCTTTCTTTACCGGGAATGGTATGGCTGCTCAGGGGAACCGGATGTGGGTCTCAGAATTACGCCGGATCAGGTTGCCCGAAAGATCGTTGAGATTGAAAAAGAACTGGAGCCGGATGGTATCTATATCGACGGGATTGCAGACCCGGCAATCTGGGACGTTCAGACTGGTGAAAGCATCGCGGAGACCATGGCCAAGGCAGGCGTGCACTTCAGAAAAGGTGACAACAAGCGCCTGAGCGGCTGGATGCAGGTTCGGGAGAGGCTAAAGTTCGATGAGGACGGAATGGCAGCAATCTTTGTCTTTAAAACCTGTCCACATGCCATCCGTACAATTCCGATGCAGGTCCATGATGCGCATAAGCCTGAAGATCTGGATACCAAACTGGAAGACCATGCCTGCGATTCAATGCGGTATTTCTGTATGGCAAGACCGGTCAAACCGAGGACCTTTAGGCAAAATCAGCCTGCAGCGTTTGATCCGCTCCAGGCTGAAAAGCAACGGATTATCAGCGGGCTTGGTTTCATCCGCAACTATTAAAAAGACGGGAGGCATTTCATGGGGTTTCTTGACAAGTTTTTTGGTACCAAATCAGAGGAGAGCGCAGAACCAATGGACAGGGCGCTGATCAGGGAATCGGTCAAACTGCTGGAGCAGTACCGCAAAGGATCCGAGAGCATCCAGGCCAGGCGGATCGAGAACGAGGAATGGTACAAGTCGAGGCACTGGGATTATATCCGAAATGTCAGGCACGAGAATGATCCGGAGCCGACATCACATCACTTGCTTAATACGATCGTCCAGAAACACGCCTCCGCCATGGACTTTTTCCCTTCTGCCAATCTTCTTCCGAGAGAGCCCGAAGACGTTCAGGAAGCCGAGCGACTGACCAAAATCATTCCAGCAGAATTTGACTACAACGATTTCAGGGATACCTGGGATCAGCACTGGTGGGAAAAGCTCAAACACGGCTGCGGGATCCTTGGGGTCCTATATGATCCGGATGGCCAGAACGGCATCGGCAGCGGGAAGGTGGTCTCCATCGACGGCAACAACATTTATCACCAACCGGGGATCAATGACATCCAGGAATCAGCCAGTGTCTTCATCACCAAACTCACTGATAAGGAAATACTCAAGATGGAGTACCCGGATCTCGACATGGACTCCGTTGACAAACTCTTTGAGCCAAAGAAGTACCTCACGGACGACTCCTATGATACCAACGGCATGGCGATGCTGATCGACCGTTACTACAAGAAGCCGAATGCAGAAGGTAAAATTGTTATTCATTATCTCAAGTTCGTCGGGGATAATCTGCTTTATGCTTCAGTCCATGATCCGCAATACGCCGAAAGCGGCTTTTACGATCATGGTGATTATCCGTTTGTTTTTGATACTCTTTATCCGGAAAAGAACAACATCCGGGGATTCGGGTTCATCGACATCGGCAAGAATCCGCAGGTCTATATCGACAAGATCGATCAGATGATCGTTCGTAATGCGCTCACCACCGGCCGAAAGCGGTTCTTTGTCAGCCGATCATCCTCCATCGACAAGGAGCAGTTCGCCGATATCTCAAATGATCTGATCGAAGTTGCGGGAAGCCCAAGTGAAGAGATGATCCGGGAGTTCACCTCCAACCCCATGCCGAACTACATCATGAACCACCGGATCCAGAAGATCGAGGAATTCAAGGACAATACGAACACCAACGAAGCCTCAAGGGGCGAAACCTCAAAAGGCGTCACGGCGGCTTCGGCGATTATCGCGCTGCAGCAGGCGGCGGGCAAATTCGACAGGGATATGATCGCAAAAACCTATTCCAAGTTCAGCCAGGTGGTTTATCTCTATATCGAGATCATCCGCCAGTTCTATGACACGGAGCGCTCCTACAGGATCGGAGAAAAGGACGACATGGAGTTCGTCAGATATTCCAACGCGGGATTGATCCATCAGCAGATTCAGGGAATGTTCGAAGAGCCCAAGTACCGGAAGCCTGTGTTTGACATCAAGGTGGTGCCGGAAAAGCGGGATCCGTTTTCCCAGGCATCCCACAATGAAATGGCAAAAGAGATGTTCGCCATGGGGGTTTTTAGTCCCCAGCGCGCCATGGAATCCAGAGTGATGATGGAAATGATGCAGTTCGAGGGAAAGGAAGCCGTTGTCAGAATGATAACGGAAAACGATCAGATCATGCAGATGCTCCAGCAGGTGATGATGCAGACCCAGACACTTCATCAGGAGAATGCGATGCTGAAGACCATTGTCCAAAACGACAGAGGCGTCAACCTTGGTATCCGGCAGGGAGGTTCAAATGGTCAAAGTACGCATCTTTAAGGATGATTTCGGCTATTCCGAGATCGACGTCAGGGATCACGCCAAAAGCTCCGTCTGTACGGCGGTCTCAGCGTTGATGTGGGCCCTTGCGGACACGCTGATGAACATTACTCCAAAGCCGGACATCACCAAAATGGTGCTTGAAAGCGGCCATCTCAGCATCAGGACCAATCCTCTCATCAACCCCGGGGAGCAGGCCGTAATCGATGCGGTCTTCTTTACGGTTCACATCGGACTCCTTCAACTCGTGAAGAAATATCCCGGCGAAATCAGTTTTTCGACAAATATCGACAGTTGATTTATAATCGCGTTAGCAACATTGCATCACTCCGGGCATCGGGCGGCTTTCCCCCTCCTTTGCCGCCCGGAAAGTTACTGCCTGAATGCAGGCATTTCATATTCCGCTGATGGGCGGTGGCGCAAGGGAACAGACCTTAGATGACGCGCGGGAGAGACCGCAGAGGTGGATTCATGAATCAATTTGTGCTTTCCGACATTGACCTTCATTTGTTTGATGAAGGCATCGCCGATCAGGGAGTCGCACCCCAGACGGAAGGCGGCGCCCAGATCGATGCTTCAGCCGAAGAAGGCGGACAGATCGATCGGGACGCACAGTTTGAGACTTTCATCAACGGAGATTTCAAGGACGCATTTCACAAACGAACCCAGACGATCATCGACAAGCGGTTCAAGAAGTATAAGGACATCGAAGCGAAACAGTCCAAGTACGATGAAGTGATGAACTACCTCATGGAAAAGAATGAAGTGGCCGATGTCGACATGCTGCTTGAGAATCTGAAGACGGAGGCAATTGAAGATCTCGCCTACCGCAACAACATGGAGCCGAAGACCTACCTCGAGTACCGCAGAGGCCAGGAAGCTCTCAAAATGACTCAGCAGGAACGCGAGGAGCGGGAGATTGCGGACAAGTGGAGGCGGGAGGAAGATACCGTCAAGAAGGCTTATCCGGAATTCAATCTGGTAGAACTTCTCAGCCGTACCGACGAAACCGCTTCAGAGTTCTTCAGGCTTGCCAGATCCGGGATCATCCCGCTTCAGAGAGCCTATGAAATCACGCATCTTGAAAACATCAAAAAGACCGTCGCGAAGCAGGCTGAGGAAGCGACTATCAAGAACATCCAGGCTAAGGGGATCCGGCCGAGGGAAGCGGCGACTTCCGCAAATGACAGCTCAATTGTACAGAAAAACGTATCGTCACTCACCTCAAAAGAACGCGCCGAGCTGGCACAGCGAGCCGCAAGGGGAGAAACTGTGAGGCTTGGCCGGTAGAGAAAGGGGCTAGCCCAGATGAATGAAATGATGCTGCGGGAGATCGATCTCTCAATGTTTGATCTGAATACCCAGGTCACCACGGATGCGGAACTGTCCGTTGAAATGAAGACTTACTACTCCGATTATCTGATCGACAACGCGAAGCCGTTTCTGGTTCATGATCAGTTCGGGCAGAAGAAGCCGATTCCGAAAGGCAAAGGAAAAACGATCGAATTCAGAAAGTATACACCGTTCCCTAAGGCGCTGAAGCCCCTGATTGAAGGCGTCACACCGGACGGCAGATCCCTCGAGGTGACCAACGTCACAGCAACGATCTCCCAGTTCGGAGACTACGTGACCCTTTCTGATCTCCTCATGCTGACGGCGATCGACAACAATCTGGTCCAGGCTACAGAGCTGCTTGGCCAGCAGGCGGGCGAAACGCTGGATACGGTGACACGAGACCTGATCAATGGCGGCACCAACGTCCAGTATGCGGATAGTTCCGTCCTCGCCCGTCATCTCCTGAGCGGCGGAGAAGCCTCCGGGAACACTTATTTATCAGTCGCCTGCACTGCTCTGGCTCAGAGAAACATGAAGTACAACAAGGCCAGAACCATGGGCAAGGACTACGTCGCCATCATCCATCCGGATGTGACTTTCGATCTGAGGAACGATCCGAAGTGGGAGGACTGGCATAAATACGCCTCGCCTGAAGACCTGTTCAACGGAGAAATTGGACGTCTCAACAACATCCGCTTTGTCGAGACAACCGAAGCGAAAATCTTCACTGCTGCGAACCTTACGAATGCTGCGAGGGACCTGGGCATCGCATCCGTAGCAGGAAAGGTCTTTACGGTGGATGAGGCGGTTGACGCCCAGGAGGCTGCGGCGCTGGTCGGACGTTACGTCATCGTCAAAGGTTATCTCTACACAGTGGCATCGGCATCCGCTGGGGCAGCGGGCGCTGCGACCGTTACGGTCAACGAGAATGTCATGGGTTCTCCCGGCGCATCTGACATCATGTATCCGGGCGAAGCAGGGGCCAAGGGCCGGTCCGTCTACTCGACACTTGTCATCGGGAAGGACGCCTATGGCACGACGGATGTGGAAGGCGGAGGTCTCGAGTTCATCGTCAAGCAGCTCGGCTCCGGCGGCACGGCGGATCCGCTGAACCAGCGGGCGACGACCGGATGGAAAGCGACCAAGACGGCGAAGATCCTGACGGACGCTTTCATATTAAGAATCGAAACAGCTTCAACTTTCAACTCTGACGCTAATTAGGCATGACCAGGGGGAGGGAATAATCCCTCTCCTATTTTTAATTGCAAAGGAGCGAATATGGTGGCGAGAAGGGCAACTGAGAATTTGATTGAAAAAGTGACGGAGGAAGTCATGCGTGAAATGGATCAGGTTGAATCAGACGCAGAAAACGAGAAACGAAATACTGAGGATAAGAAGGCCCTCAATTCCTGGCTCAATGAAAAGGTAGACTTCAAGGCGATTTACGACGGTGATACCTATAAGGATGATCTCCTGGTCACGATCAACGGAAAGAATTATCAGATTCAGAGGGGAAAGAAAGTCTCCATACCGCGGTTTGTCTATCTGGCCATTGACCAGGCGGAGCGTCAGCTTGCTGAATCCGCGGACAATCTAAGAGGACTTGTAAAGAAATTTGAGAATGAGGTCGTCACAAAATTTTAGAGCAGCTTCGGCTGCTCTTTTTTAGAAGGAGGGCAATCTTTTGCTTGTATCGGAAGTCGTGGCCATCGTCAATAGCACCCGGCCGAACTCCATGTCTCAGGAGGACATGATCCGGCACATCGATGATCTGGAGTGTTATCTTGCCAGGCGCATATTCGACATCGACGATTATGTCCCGGTAACTGAGCCGGATCAGGAACTTCAGGTGCCAAAGGAGTATGACCGGATCTATCTCGATTATCTCTATTCCCAGATTGATTTTACAGACGGCCGTCAGGATCTGTATCAGCTTTCCTTCGGCCAGTATATGAATATTTACAATGATCTTCAGAAGTACATCAACTCAAGGTCGGCAAAAATACAAGTCCGGTTCAGTAATTATATGTGAGGTGGTCAGAGGTTGAATCTCATCAGACCAGGACGATTTGAAATTCATTCGGAAGTCATCGGGGAGTTTCTGGGACTCAACATGACGGATGACATCAGAAACAACGAATTCACGAGCATGGTCAATCTCTCAGGTGACCGATTTCCTTTCATTCATCCAAGAAAGCCCAGGGAACTAATTTCGATTCTTCC